CAGGGCGTAACCTGGGCGGGGCCACTTACTTTGGCGCAATTCCAGGCCGCGACACAGATAATTTCAGGCACGACAAATTACGTCTGTCCGTGGATAGATATTCATTTCAAGGTGCGATGGACGAATACCAGCGGAGTAGCTAAAACGGTAACTCGGGCGGTGCTGGCCGGCTTTATAATTGATTCCAGCTATACCAGCGCGAATACAAGTACGGATGCGAAGGTGAATTTGATGTTGACAGAACAAAATACAGCACAAACAAGTTTAACTGCTTTACAGAATCTTTTAGCCCCGTTACCTTCTAAATATTAAAAGGATGAGCAAATGAAAATAGCGCACTGGGTTATGAAGAATAACAGCGGGATGCATCGAGTAGCAGAATCTATGGTAGAAGCTGAAAAGAAGCAGGGCATAGATGCTATCCTTTATGATGTACAAAAGAATGATAATTGGGATGCTTCTTTAGATGCAGATGTTCATGTAAGCCATACGCATTTTCCTGACGAGTTACGAAAGAAAGTGACCAAGCCGTTAAAAGTGGTTTGGATAGCCCACGGTACACCAGAACATGTATTTCAGATGGCTGTAGAAGAAGGGCAGAGAGGGGGATATGGTCATGCTGATGGTTGGATGCTTTGTCAGAATTGGTTGAAGACCGCCGATGCTATCATAACCTTCTGGCCACGTCATCAAGCTATTTGGAAGAGTCTTTGTGATAAAGCCACTATAGTGGATTTCATACCGTTAGGTGTTGATAAGAGCTTTTGGAAGCCGACACCTACTAAAGGTAAGTTTTTAGGAGAACCTAGTGTGTTTACTTGTGAGAATGCTCACTACATTAAATGGCCTCTTGATTTGTTTCTTATGTGGCCTTGGGTAGTGCCTGAAGTGAAAGGTAAGATGCCGAGATTGCATGCTGCTTATTTGCCTAGAGATGTACATCGTTATTTCTTTCCTTTGGTTAATAGGAATGGTTGTAGCTATAGTGGCTTTATTTCACAATTAGCGTTTAGCCATACAGAGTTGTTAAATGTATTTAATTCAGTAGACTACTACATAGGTTTGGTGAGGTATGGTGATTTTAATCGGGTAGCTTTAGAAGCTAACGCTTGTGGCACAAAAACTATATCTTATAAAGGTAATTCTTATAGTGATTATTGGATAGAAGAAGGAGATCAAAGGGAAATGGCAAAGCAGTTGATTGCTATATTGAACGGGGAAGTAGAAGCTAGGAAGAAGGAAATAGTTCCTGATATAGAAGAGACGGCGAAAGCGATGTTGAAGATATACGAGAGATTACTCGGTTAGATTTATATTATTTGTGGGCGGCAGGTATATTAAATATAGGATGGAAACGTGGCAGTAAGCACAGCTGTTTTAAATGATAGTCGTTATGTTGAAACGATTTTCAACATAGTGGGCGTACAAAATGCGGAGTTTTTGGAAGAAGTAGTAAGTAGTGGGTTGATAAAGAAGAACGAAGTATATTTTGCGCTTCTTGTTAATGGTTTAGCTGGTGAGCCTGATTTTGGAGTTGGCTTGTCAACGATGGTTGGGGAGTTGAATGTGCGTCAATTGAAAAGGTTTATAGAAGATAAAATTGAAAACGGGTTGCCTGATTTAGTAGACGGAATTACGTTGAATGATTATGTTATAAATCAAGACGTTAAAAATCAGTTAATTGCTGTAGATTTGGAATTAACAGATAATGATAGTGATGAACCGATTTTGATACCCGTAGGTTTTAAGTTGAACAAGTAAGAGAACAAGATGAGAGAATATACAAAAATATTGTTTATCACAAAGAATAACAGTGTAATAGAGTTGAACGATCTTCCAAGAGAAGACCTGCTTTATTTTTTGGAGTTCTTTAATCAATTGCGTATAAGACAAATACAAGAAATGGCTAAGCAGAATTAAGGAGTTATTATGCCGGAAACACTTAAAAGATGGAAATGTGATAAGTTGCGTGAGGACGGGTGTCTTGATTTAGTTGAAGAACTTCCCGGAGCAAACGGCGGAGTAATTAGATTTATGAAATGGTGTCCGCGTTTGTGTGGGGATAATAAGGTTTATGGATATAGTTGTCCGAAAGAAAGATCAGGTGCATAATGTCGATAAATAATCTTGATGAAGTTGCTCTTGGCGTAAATGAAGCAAAGATTGCCGTCTATGCTATAATGCGAAAGTATTTTCCGAAGATTGAACAAAGTCGTAGTTCTCTTGTCAATGCTTTTGTTTCTGGTGTCTCCTATATTTACGCCATGTTTCAAACATTTGTTCGCCTTATTCAGAACGAGCTATATGTTTCCCAAGCAACTGAGTTGGAAAGTCTTTATAAGCTTATACCCTTTGTTGGAATAACCCTTTATCAGCCCACAACCTTAAAAACAGATTGTGTTGCCACAATTCAGAATGATGCCATGACTATTGATTCTGATCCGGAGTTGTATTTGACTGGTACCGACCCTTTTACTGATACTGACGGAAATAAATTCTACATTAGAACGCAAACGTATTTGAATAAGAAAGTATTTGAGTTTGATTATACATATACCCAGTTTAGAGGAAGAACTGGTGGGGGTTTAGTGTTGGAGTTGTCTTTAAGTAAAGAACTTGATGAATTGATTCCGATTTCTTTTTATAACATAGACGATCTTGTTGTAGAAGCGCCATATTGGCTTGCAACAAGTAGCGCCAGTGTAAAGTTGCGTGTTCGCTTTAATCGTACTGGTATTAATACAGATGCAGGCAGCGATAACCCTGCGCAGGTCGATCTGCCTAACTGTTATTGTGATTATCGTACTGGGCATATATTGTTGAAGTTGCTTACAGGAACGTTTAATAGTGATAATCTTGATACGCTGCCTGTAAATGCTACCTATACTGTACGGTCGGTATTTAGAAAAGATATTGATCGTGCCGCGGCTTTGGTTACAACTGCCGAAGGTTCCGAAGCGTATAACAAGTTGAATATTTATGGTTATGCTACTTTAGCCGGTCAGCCTGCCAGCGGTTCAGTTATTGATTTGCCTTTAGGTACAGCTTTGCAGCATTTGTCGATAAATGCCGGTGAGGGTATTAAAGTAGATACGCTAAAGGTGCAGCATACAGTAACGTCTGCCATGTTATTTGATTTTAGTACTGCAGTGCAGCTTGATGATGTATTTTGGGGAACGGTTTATAAAGCGACTTGTAGTTATCTTGGTATTAATTATTATGCGTATTTGTTAGATGAATGGCTTGGCATAGTAATTTTTCAGGCAATAGATAAAATAGTCGGGGGCGGTTCTGCTGTTTCCACGCTTTGGACGTTTGAATATACATCGAAGTTTAATTCTAAAGTATTGTTAGACCAGCATGAAGAGAAGTTGAAAGTGTTTACACCGCCAACAGAATTAGATTTTGATTCTTACAGTTATGTTCTGGAAGATACTGATCCAATTCTTTTTGACGACTTTTCGATACAAATTAATGATACTGGTTTTACAGGTGCAACCTTTACCCAAGTTGACAGCCTTTCTACAGTGCAGGGCAGTACGTCTGCAACTTATTTTGAAGTTGTTTTGTTGTCCCCGACAAAAGTACAAGTTAAGTTTGAAAGTGTCATTCCTTGGGATACGTTGGACAGCGTTTCAATAAGCTACCAAACTGTAAAACAGTTAACAAGTTATGTTGCGGGAAGTATTGCCAGTGGGGCGTCTACGTTGGAAGACGTCGCTACGGTTCCGCATAATGTAAGCGGCATTACGAGTTTTAATTTTGACGCGGTTAATTCCACAAGTCAAGCGGGCTTAGCAGGCATTCCTACAATTGAATCGTTGAGAAGTGCATTAGAGAAGGCAGCCTATACGCTCACTAACATAATTAATCAGGTGAACTATGAAGCCGCTTTGCAAGCGTACTTTGTCAGCCAGGGTTGGGATGCCTTAATTAAAGTGTTTAAATATGAAGATTTTGGTACTCTTTTCATAAATTGGACAAAAGGAAATTTGATATATTTTGTCGGGCTTGTAAACAAATATGCTAATGCGAATTATGTATTAACAGTTCCTAGCGAACTGCCTAGTTTATATACCGGGACAAGCCATGAGGGGGAGTATACACGATCAGAGTTAGCGTTAGCTTTTGAAGAAACATTAACTGATGTTTCATTGACGTATGTAAATGCTGTTGATGATGTGATGACTGATACGTTAAATAGTGCCCTTAGGGGTGATATGGTATTATCAAATTATCTCTTGTCTGCTTCTGATTTTATTTTGATGTATGCGGTATATTTTAAAGTAAAGATTCGTCCGAAGAATGGGTACACGTTTACGCAAGCGTCTGCTGAAGTGAAGAGCGCCTTAGCAACATTGTTCTCTTGGCAAGATATCCAGTTTGTTCGGGATATAAATGTATCAGATGTGTACAATGTTTGTGATAATTTAACGTCTGTGGATAAGTTGCTATTTACGAATTTTAGTCATTATCATAATGATAGTCCGTTGATCAAGGTGCATGATATAGAGTACAAGTCTATTTATCAGGCAATAGCTTCGACAATAAAACTAAGTGCCATAGCCGCTACAATGTCTACGCCTCCGATGTTTTCTTTGCGTAATGTAACGAGTACAAATAGTAGTAAGTATTCTTGCGCTACGCAAACGATCACCGCTTCGTCTGGCACGCCTTTTTCTATTTTCACGAACACAGATACCGTAAATATTTCTGGGTTTGCCGCTGTAGGAAATAACAAAGCGAATGTGCGGGTAGCTTCCATAGGGGGCGGGGGTGCGTCGATTACCTTTAATTCAGCTGATATTACTTTTAGTGTAGAGAGTCTTGTAGTTGGAGTACTGGTTCGGGATGCTACAAGTTTAACAGCACTGGGTATGGTTGCCGGACGTAGAATTAGTATAACAGGATTTTCAACAGCAGCAAATAATGTTGTAAACGCAAATATTGTTTCAGCGACGTCGCTTGATTTAGTTATGGATGATCTTGAAGTTGATTTAGTAAATGAAACTTATAAGTCCGTATCCGTGGATGACGATCAAGAGCGGTTCGAAAATCCGCTTTGGGATTTTTCTACAGTTAGTACGAATGCAAGAATAAAAGTAGACATACTTGCTTTAGGTGGGGTAGCAACGGAAGAGTATGCGTAAGAAGAAAATGAAAAAGCTTAAATTAGATATAGTGGATGAAAAAGGAAAGCCGTTAAAGCGTAAAGGTAATTTCTATGTCAGCAGATAAATTCATAAATTCGTTGCTTCCAAGAAACATCTTGTTAGCTGATACGTATGAAAAGCTGACTGGAATTATGCTTGATATAAAAGGCGAGTGGCGTACGCTTATGGATAAGGTGCGTAACGGATACACACTTGATCAGCTTGATGAAACAGAGCTTTTATACCTTATAAAGTCGTTTAGTTTACGGGAAGTATACGATGCAATGCCTCCATTTTATCATGGCAGTACAACGAATTTAATAGGCGCCACGTATATAGTAGCCCCCGTAAATAAAATTGCTTGGATGAGGATGTTTCTTGATGTAATGTTGAAGCTCCGTGCCTATATTGGTGTTCCAAATATGATGGATATGGCTATGGGGTTATTAGGGGTTAAAGCAGATAAATATGTTATCCAGCAAAATTTTTCTTTTTACGATCATTTAACAGGACAGTATACAATATTGCCGCGTTGGATTTTTTCTAAGTTAACGCTTGCTGAATTGCTTGTCCTCGGTTATGTTTATTCTCCGGCGCCCACAGTAGCTGAGTTGGCTGATTTAAGTACACCGTTACATTTGCCGACAGGCGATCATTATGATGTAACGCAAACTATTTCGCTTGATATTCTGGGGTTATCTGTTGCTGATCAGTTAGGCGCAGAGTTTATGCAAGCGTTGAAAACGATTGTTTATTTTTTGAAGCCCGTGCATGTAATTATTGAAGATATTAGCCAGGCTGTTTTTCTTTATACAGATAAAATGTATAATATCAATTTGTCACGAAGAGGCGATTTCTTTAATACAGAATATCGGTTTACTACTTACAAGTTGTTAACGTTAGATGCAGCGACAAATAATGTAACGTGTGCTTCGGGCAGTTTTATATCAGATGGGTTTAAACCAAGCATGGTTGTATCTGTGTCTGGGCTTAGTTTGAACACGATTGCAAGTGTAAGAATTACTGCGGTGGGGAATACGTATATGACGTTGGAATTAGCTGATGTTGTGTTGTTAAATGAAGGTCCGTTGTGGTGCGGCTTAATTGGAGATTATGATCATAGTTTCCAAGATGCTTTGGTGCCTTTTGTTGGTAAGTCTGTTATGCTTCATAATAGTTTTCATGTTGTTGGGCCGAATGAAATAACCAGGGGCGTTGGCAGCTTTATTACCGACGGGTTTAAAGTTGGGTGGCGCGTGATTTCAGCAGGGTTTGCTATAGATGCTAATAATCTTACAGAGAAGCAAGAAGTACATATAACAGCGGTGCATACTATGTCGATTACAGTAGATAAGTTGACATTAGTGAATGAAGCCATTACAGGTGTAGTTACATTAACGTTGTACGACATTGATGATACTGCCGAGCATACGTTGACCTTATCAAAGCCTGTAGTAGAAAATACTAGTAATACATTACATCCAGTAGTACATCAGCCAGGAATGGTGCCTACGTTGGCGACAGACGGTTCTTATTTTAGGAAAGGGCAAGCAAGCAGCCGGTTAGATATTCTTGACACCAGTCATTATAATACGTTAAACGCAAGAGGTGGTGGGCAAGCGTATTTTGGCTTTTGCGTATCTGGAAGTTTTTCTGTAGCAGCCCCAAATATGGTTTTAAGAAGTACCGGGAGTTGGTTTGATGACGGCTTTGCCATGAGTTTCCTTGTATCAACTAGCGGTTTTGTTGGCGGGACAAATAATGTAGAGTTTGCTAAAATTATTGCAATGAATGCCACACAGTTGTTTTTAGATGGTGTTAGCTTTACAAGCGAAGGCCCCGTAGCAAATGCTCAAGTTTGTGTTGATATGATGCCGATTTTGACGCCAATTCCTGCGCCAGTTTCACCTGTGACTTATTATTTTACAGGGGGTCTTGATAGTGATCCTGCAAAAGACGGCAATTGGAGTACTGTTTCCGGTGGTGTGGGTGATGGAAGGCGACCGACAAGTATTGATACAGCTATCTTTGATTTAGCGTCTCCAAATTGTACGCTGACTGCCAATGAAGATTGGTATTATTTGGATACGTCTATGTATGCTTGTATTTTAGATGTAGGTAGTTTTACGTTAAAGTTGGAAGCATAATATGAGTTTATTAACAGGCGGAAAATTGACCATGAGTTCCGGCACACTGATTTTGAATAATTCCGTAGCCGGGACGTCGTCGTTAAATGGTTTGGTTTTGACATGCGGCACTGGAACGATTCAATGTAAGAAAACAACGGCAATAAATTTGTTAAATCAAGTTTTGTTTAATTTGACAATAGCTGATCCAAGTACAAGTTGTACGATTTCTGCTGGTCCTAATATTGTGTTAAATGAATTTAAGGTTAATGGTGGTACGTTTAATAGTACCGGTACTTTAGTATTGAAGAAAATCGGCGGATTGACGACGACAACAAGTCCGTTGCAGTTTGTCGCTGGTTCGGATATTACAGGCGGGGTTGCCATTACGATTAGAGAGTATGCTGTAATTATTACACCAGAGTTGAATGGTGCCACAATGGCCTGTTCGTTGTATTTTAGATATGGAACGTCCCCAAGTTTTGCTGGAAAAATAACGTGTGCTTATGCGGAGTTGACAGGTGATGGGCATGATGCCACACTAACAAGTAATGGTTATAGTATGGCTTTTACTGGGGGCGCGGGGTATGCTTTTTATTGTCATAGAAATGCAGATGCCTGTAATTTGAATTTAAGTTCCGGTGTTGGCGGAAGTACTGTAATAACGACAAATGGTGTAAAGCTTTCCTGTACCGGTGGGGGAAGTACGTATACGTCAGATGGATCAGAACAGTTTATAATAACAGGCGGAAATGTAACAATGTCTGTTGCCGGTACTGTTGCTTGGTTGCAATTGCCAGACCATGCTCATGTTAATTTGTATAATGGCGCAACAGTAGGTTCAGTTACTACAGTAGATTGGTTTATTGTTCCAAAAGGTTGCACTGTGCATGGATTAGGACAATGTGGTTGGGATAGCACAACGCCGCCAGGACCGCCCACAAGTACTACAAAAACAGTAATTACGTTTTCGAATTTGGAGTGCTGGGGTGGGGCAGGTGCTGATCAGATAACATTTATAATGCCTGATTTAGCTGGAGGAAATCCGCATTATTGGAATATTCCATTTCAGTTAGTTGGTGATCATAGTGGTGCTACCGGGTATGTAAACACAGTTGTTGGCGGAGTTGCTTCAGTATTAGGTTGGTAAATTAAATAAAAAGGAGTTGTTATGAGTCAATTATTGTTAACGCCCCACGGAATTTATAAGTATTTTCGCCAGCTTGTGCAAGGATACACTGGTGCTGGTGTAGAAGCCGACGGCTTTTATATAAATAAGACTGTAGGTACGACTGCAATCAAACAGTTAAAGTATTTTAAAATAGGTGTAGGTGGTCCAAATGTTGGAGGAATAACCGAAGAGTTGACTCGTAACTTTTTTGATGCCTATATAAAAAATGGCAACGGTGGAAAAGGTGATTTGCATGAAGCCGTTTATATTTATGCCATGGGTTCGGGTACAGGCTATGGCGGGGATGATCATAAGAAGGCGTTAGCTGCCGGGAATTTTTATTTATATGGAAATAGCGTTGATTCAAAAGTTATAGGTGTTCTTGGTATTGAAGCGAATGCGGGAGGAACAGAGTATTGGAATATTCCTGGGGTTGCCTTTCAGGTTGGCTGCCATCTTTCTTCTGGTGAGGGTAACTGGGACAGCAGCGGAGGTGTGGTTACTCCGCCCGCCGTAAATGCCTTAAATGAAATAGGAATTTATGATGAAGATGATATTCTTGTTTTGTACGGTGTATTTCCTGTACAGAATAAGAATGCTACGCTTACTGTAAAAGTAAATAATATATGTATGTTGAAGACGTTGGATTATCAGTTGGTAATAAGTGCTGCCCCGACGACTACAAGTTCAACGACATCAAGTTCGACTACAAGTACAAGTTCCAGTAGTTCGACCTCGAGTACAAGTAGTTCGTCTTCGAGCAGTTCCAGTTCGACAACGCCGTAATAAAAGGAGAATACAATGGCTGCACCAAGTAATGTAACATCAACTGATTTAACTGCGGAAATACTTACACAAAGTATGCCGCTTTCGGATGCTTTTAATAAAGCAATATCCGCAGAAGTAAAAATTGGAGTACATCATGGTTTGAACTTGAGCTTTGATGATGTACTATGGCCAAACGGAAATTTTAGTTCTAAGACGATTAAAATTTCAGCTGGGAAAGCTGTAGTGCCGGCTATTGAGTTATCAAGTAAATGTGATGAGAATGTCTTTGTAAGTGTAGTGCTTGAAAATGATTTAAGTATTGATTTAAGTGCTATTACGAATCCGATTGGTGGAGCAGACGCGTCGATTTATTATGTGGCTTTAGTAATAGATTACACAGCCTCGTCAGTTAATACGTTGACTGGTCTTGTTACAAATACTGGATTGAATAGTGCTTATATTAGAATAGCTGTACAAGTGCCCGGTTCTGGTTATAATAACAAAGGGCTTGTGCTTGGAAAGTTCTGTCGGGTAGATAAATATATTGAAAGCATTGGTGAAAGTCCTATTGAGTTTTCTAATATCGCAGCGAAAAATGGTTACGGTTGGTCTGAGAATACTATAGCAAGAGATAAAAACCGGTGTATGACAGAATTCAAAACAGCAGTCAGTATTGATCAGTTTGCTAATTTGAAAAAGCATGTTACCATTGAGGGCGTGACCGATCTTGGAAATACACCAGATAATAATGTTTCAGTAGGTTCTGAAATAATGCCTTTGGATGATATTACTGCGTCTGTTGCAACAGCGACAAGTGCCATTAATGGTTGGGCGAAGCCTGTTGATTGGACAGATAATACGCTGGCAAATATTTACGGTGGTGCTACCGGTAAGCCCGGTATTTGGAAAGATGTAGAAGTTTTTGAATTGTTTAATTCCTATTTCAGAACTGACATGGGTATTGCTTTTCATAGAACGTCAGGTAATGGTAAGATATACGCAATGACGTTACTTGATAGAGCGAATAATGCGTTGATAACACCGTTGAATGATTATGGATCAACAAAGTTTGTGTTTGATGGCAAAGGGTCAACTTGGGAAGGCGACCTAACAATTGATCTTGTTTTGGATTTTGTGGGGAAAGCTGAAGACCACATTTACAGAATTAATTTGCGTAATCTTGAAGTGAAAGGTAAGTTGAAAATTAATTATGGGCAAAGCTATTTAGGCCAGGCTGGCGGGGCCTTTGGGAAAATTGTTTTAGATAACGTGCATGCTGATGAAGGAATTGTAATGCAGCCTTGGCCGCAGGTAGATGGTTTAACGTTAGCTGATCCTATTGTTTTTGGGCCATACATTGGCTACGTTGTGTCTCAATTGTTAAATAATGCTGCTGGTATTGATTTAGTAGCTGGTGGGTATAGTACAACACCGAGTAGCTTAAAATATTGGCAGTATGGTGTTGGTACAAAGGGTTGGACAAAAGGTGTGATTATACCAATTCGTTTGATTTCGTCTCGTACGGGCGGTGGGGGCGTGCCTCCGGCGATGGGTGCTCCGTATTTGGAAGAGCTTGCCGACGGCGGAATAATTTTTAGAAAATCTTCTGCTTATGGTATTTTGTTTGGTCAAAGTGTTGTTAATTGTACTGATGTTGATTATGGTGCTGAAATAAGAATCCAGTTGCGGGAATGTTCGTTATATGTGAAGCAAGGAACGTCTGGAGGGTATAGAAGTATCCCCCGAGTGTATAAAACTAGTAATGTTGTTGTAACATTAACTGATTTTATTGCAAATACGTGGTGGGATATTGAAAGTGCAAATGATTTGCATGCTACTACCGATGTAAATGCGAATGCTAGTGTTAATGCTGGTACTAATATCGTTGCCGGGGGTAATGTAGTTGTTGGCGGAACTATTGCTGCAGCAACCGCCGCCATTCCATCGTTGCTAGGAAGTATTTCGGTAGCTGGAAATATAGCTGCGGCGGGGGGAGTGACCGCAAGCAACACAGTACAAGGTGCTATAGTTAAAGCTACCACGTATTTGCAAGCAGTTACCGGAGTATATTCAGGTACTGTTGTTGGTGTAGGTTCTGGTTTGCTAAAGTGGGTAATGTATACAGGTAGTTTAGGAGGTGCTGGAAATACGTTTATTCCAATTAGCTCGTTGATTTTTGATGTTAATGTGTTTGGTTTTTCTCTTGTTCTTGAAGGAACCGATTTAGTGTGGTATATTCCTTATAGTGCCTATGCTGCTACGTTAGATGCTGTTAGTCATAAAGTATTAATTACAAGTCGTGGCGGAACCGTTAACACCACAAATAGTTATCGTTTGCTTGTTTGGTATTATTAAGATGGAAGCTTCTTGGGTAAAAGATATAAAAGCTGTTGATAGAGTTATCGACGGCAGTACGTTTATCATTGAGCTTGACTTAGGTCTTGATGTCTTTGTGCGTAAGAAATTGCGGTTAATAAATGTCCGGTGCCATAGTCCAAATGTACCCCAAGGGATAGCTGCAAAAGAGTATGTTGAACAGTTGATAAAAGATAAGCGTATGACGGTAAAAATATTTCCAGACCGTTTTAGAAAATATTCTACACTGCTTGGCGTTCTCTATATTAATAATGGATCAGGGTGGTTGAATTTGAATGATTTAATTATCAAAGAGAATTTTGGGTGGCTGATGAAGAACGAAGACAATCCAGAGGCGTAATGCAAAAAAAGATACAAATAACAGACCAATTTAATTTTGATTATTTCACGTCAAGAACGAATGCTCGCCATCAGTTCTCTGTTGTTCAAAGATTTATGATGCGTCAATGGCACGAAGAATTTAAAAAAGTGTTGAAGTTATTCCCTAAAAATCAGTTCTATAAAGACATCGGAATTTTGTTGCCTGAAGATCGTCGGTTGTATGATGTAGAAGGCAGGAACATTCCTGAAACTATTGATCTAAGTTTTGGTCTGCCTGTACGTTTGAATAAGCCAGATAACAAACAGCTATATGGTGAATGGTTTACGCATGGTGTTGGGGGTGTTCAACTATACACAGAAGGGGCGCAGCCGTTAGCTGACGTGTTTAAATCCCTTGCAAAGAGGATATATGGGCAAAAGCTCCAGTTCGGTGATCTCTATTATACCAGTGGGGGTAAATTGAAGTTGCCCGTCTTATCTATTGGTAATAGCAAGTATCTGTTATATCGAGAATATTTTACTTCGAAGTATCTGCCGACTCCCCAGTTTTGGTATTCTACCAATGGCGGCTATACCTTGAAACGCTATTTGCAATACGCAATGTAAAAAGTTGTCTCCGAGTAGAAACTGCTCCTATTAATATGGTATAAGGAGAAGTTGTAAATGCCTCAAATAGTTCCAGTCATCGGAGATCGAATACACGTTAGAACAATAAATCCCCGGCGGTCCCGTGAGTGGGAAGTTAAAGGCGTAGTAGTTCAGATAGCTTCCTGCTTTCCAGAGACTCGTTTTTTTACGTATCCCGGATTTTCTCATGTTATCCGTACGCGGCCAAATACACGAAAGTTTGTGCTTAAAAAAGAGGATGGTTGGTCTGTATTTTCGTATTTGCCGGGTTGGTATTCTATTACCATATTGTCGCATAGTGAGGTGCCTATTTTCGATTTGATTCCTGTGGACTATCTATATGTATATGATCGGCCGGTAGAAGACAGGCCCGCACCAAGAGAAGAATATGTTGACAATTCAGGCTTGCCTGAGTTTCCGAAAACAATTTACGATGCTGATGAATAAAAATAAAAAAAGTAGAGTCCGAATAGAAAGTTGTCATATTAATATGTAAAGGTAGTAAAGAAGAAGTTGAAAATAAAATAAGGAGTAGCAAATGCCACAGTCTCTAAAAAATCTTTTCAAACGTGTTCGAGTTTCTCTTTTTGGCTTCTGGGTCGGTGATCTGTTAGTTTTTACAGATAGTACGTGTGTAGTATTAGATTGGTGTTTAGGTGATTGTTGTTTAGTTGTTCCAAGTGATTATACCCATTTGATATTGTTGAAAAATTTGCGTACTGGTAAAACTGGTTATTGGGAAAATAATAATGAATTTTTTGATTTATACAAAAAGTGTGCTAATTTTAACAGATCTGAAAAGGAGGTGAAGTATATGAAGCTACGGATTTATGATGCAGCGGCTGCGTCCCGTAACGGTCACCTGACCGGTATTGTTCGCATTCGGCTGATTCGTGATAATCCGCAAACGATCGGGTTGTACGCCGTGAATCATTTGGGCGAAAAAGTGAGTCAGGGCGGACTGCTGAAGATCAATGCGGACGGATCAATTGTCCGGTGCGCTGGGGTGAATACCAGCCTGGGCCTGAATCTAGAAGCCCCCGGCAAGTTGTCCATCTCCTGATAGTCAAGTGCCCGGACGTGAAATACCGGACGGGCATTTTAAAATATGCCACAGAATCAAGAACAAGATTTTCAAGTAGGACAAGAAGTCATTTTTACGGAAGTTGTCCAAGGTGCAACAGATGGTTGGACTGAAGGTGATACTGGTATGGTACTTGAGATTGAACCGCGGTATTTAAAAGTAAAAAGATCAAAAGATGGCCATATAGAAACGTATTATAAAGAACGTTTTATTAAAGGTGTTCCGCTTCCCGAACCTATAAAAACCATTTACGATGCGGATTTTTAAAAGGAGAAGAAATGCCACAAGATCGTTGTCCTACGTTTTCAGTTGATGTGGATTCAAGTTGGCCGCCTTCTGCAGCAGCTATGCTTGAGGCGCATTTGCATTGCCCGCGAGAATCATCAGTGCAGCCAAAGTGTCGTTATTTTGGTTTGCGCCCTGATTATATTGATCCTTATTATGATAATACGAATGTGTATAGCGACATATTTAGTAATGCTGTAAACTACGGTATACAAGTAAAAGAAGTAGATTCCATATATAATTTTGTGACTCGTGAAGATCATATTTTATGTAATATACATGTAAATGATCGGGTACATTTTATAAGTTTTTATGATGGTCAGTGGACACGAGAGGTAGCTAAAATTTGTGCTTGGTTTCCCTTTTATGTAGAACTGCGTCATGGTGGGTATGAAATCTATACAAAAAGTATGCATAAGTTTGTGCCAGAAAAAAGTACTTGGGTATATGATACAAGAACCGGAGAAATAATTACTCCAGATCGTTGCTGTTGCGGCGAGTTTGTTCGTTGTTTTGTAGATACCGCATACGGGGAAGTTAGGTTGCGTTACTATTGTCCGAAATGCGATTGTCAACGTGTATGTAGTCATTGTGGTAAGCCGTTGCATACAATAAAAAATGTTTTAAGTGTACCGCAAAAGCATAAGAAGCTATGCGATGAATGTCAAAAAAGTTTTCGTTTTTGTGATTCTTGTCGAGAGTTGTATAATTATAAAGATATGGGCGGCGATGATGTCTCCCGATGTTACTGGTGTAAGCCTATTAGGGATTATAGCCATAAGCCTAAAGTAGTGTTGCACGGTTCCGAAGAATTCCAATGCGGGATAGAAGTAGAAGCTGAATTGCTTGAAAGTGATAAAGAATTACAAACAATAGATTTACAGTATTGTGCTGGTTCCGATTCAATTACTGCTATAGCTCGTATGGTGCAGGATAAAAGTAAAGGTTTTCTATTTTGTAAGCATGACGGATCGTTACAGGATGGGCCCGGTATTGAAATTGTCAGTCAGCCCGCCCCGTTATCCTGGTGGAAAACGTGCCAGGAAAAAGAGATAATTTTTGAGTTACCCAAATATGGAATGCGTTCGTATGATACGGTTTGTTGCGGGATGCATATACATATGAGTAAGAAAGCTTTTTCCTCTTGTCATCTTTACAAAATGCAAAAACTTTTGTACGAAAGCCGGGAGTGGATGTATGCCATATCTCAGCGGAAAAATCGTCCGGAGTTGTCTAGATGGGCACAGTGTTCGGTGGATGAACGTGAGAAAAAAAGGTTAGTGCAAGTTGCCAAGAAAAAAAGTTCGGAAGGGTATTTTGAACGGCGGATGGGGTTAAATTTGCAGCCCAAGGATACTGCGGAATTGCGTATATTTAAAGGGACGTTGAAGAAAGAGTCCTTTATGAAGAACCTTGAGTTTGCTGATGCTACGTATAGTTACACAAAACAAGCTGGAATGGAAGAGGTTTCCATAAAGAAGTTTGGCGAATGGTTGATAAAAAATAAAAAGATGTACAAATATTTGTATGATTTTATGGATGCTAAAAAAATATTGGAAGGAGTGAAGCCGCCATGTGCCTAATTATTAGTAAGCCCAAAGGTGTTGTGTTGGAAAAAAGCCTGTACGAAGCTTGTTGGGATAATAACCCTGACGGCTCAGGTTTCTTTTGGCACGATGGTTGTATTCATGTAAGAAAGGCTTTTGGAAAGTTTGAGACGTTTTGGAAGCAGCTAGCTGAATTAAATCAAGTTGATCATAGTATTGTGTTTCATTTTAGGTGGGCGTCGCATGGGGCAAAGAGTTTAAGGAATTGTCATCCTTTTACGTTAAAGAAGCACGGTATGGTGTTTTGTCATAATGGTGTGATTAATAAAGTTCAATATGATGCCGTAAAATCGGATACCTTGATGTTTGCCGAAACCATTTTGGAGCAGCTTCCAGTAGGATTTTTATATAATAAAGCAATTGTTTCCTTGATAGAAGATTTTATTGGGTGGTCGAAATTAGTATTTATGGATTCGACTGGAAAAATTATGGGGGTAAAAGCTAAAGATGGTGTAGAAGATTTAGGTTGTTGGTTTTCCAATACCGGTTATAAAACTAAAAAGTACATATCTCCGGCAGGGGGTTATGCGTCAAAAGAGTTTTGTGTGTGTTGTGGGAAGAACCCGCCCATGACAAAATACGCTTCTTTGTGCGCTTGGTGTAATAAGTACGCGGTTTGGGATGCCGTAAATTATGGGTACATGTTACCAGAAGATAAACCGTTGCCCCTATGTCCTGTTTGTAAGAAAGCTCCAGTTCCCGAGCCCGAACGTTGGTGTTCTGCTTGTTTGAAAACTATACAGCCTGTTGTAAAAGAAGGTGAGCAAGGAGAAGTTAAGCATAATGATACCCTTTGGTTTGTTGCCCATAAAGAAGACTCAAAAATACAAGGGTGGCTTATTGGGGAAGAGGTGTGGTTGGATGCAGCAGATACAGGTTATTATCAAGTACAACGGAAACGGGATATGTTGCGTTTTGGTCTCCCCAAAGAGTGTTTTAGCATCGTTCCGTTGTTGGAAAAAGAAAATAAAATGTTGGATAAAGAAGATGACTTAGCCCCAGGCACGAAAATATATTTCCAGAAACATTTAGGTGATTCTGTTAAGCAAGGTTTTGTAATTGGGGAGGAGTTGTCGTATCAAGGTGTTTTACGTTATGAAAATGGTTTGGTGGAATGGCTTGTAGGGAAGTTGTCCGGGGGCGAATTTCTTTTTGCTAATAAAGGTTGCTTTTCTTTGTCCAAGCCCACAGAAAGTTCAGTTTTGTTATTAACTGAAGATGCGATTGCCCAGTTGTCGAAGGAAACAAGTCAGCGTTATGAAGGGGATGTATGATACAAGAAATAGAAGCAACAGATGTAATAAAAGCGGCGTTGTTGTTGCATGCCAAAGTATTTATAAAGTATATTAAGGATCAAAATGTTGTTGGGTGGGTTGTTTGTTTGAAAAGCGAACCAGCTATTTATTTTGATATTTTTGAGAAGAAGAAAGAAGCCAAAAAGTATGTAAAAGAGCATGGTTTAATTTTAGTAAAGGAGTGATGTATGAAGTATTTACTTTTCTTGTTTTTGTTTGTGGCGCGGTTGTTTAGTGCGACGCAGCATATTTGTTATGAAGATAGTATGCAGGTGCATGCTTTTTTAGTAGCTAATAGTATGAATTCTGTTCCCGTTAATACCGTGGCTTTGCCTAATTCATTTTTTACAACATGCACAAAATGTGGGGGTTGGAGGATAGCTAAGTTGTATTTGTCTCCAGGTAAAGTGTATGCGTCCGATGGCGCTATAAAAGCGTTGCCTGCAAAATTAACGAATGTTGACATGCACCAGATATATGTATATTGTACGTTTTGTTGGGAAATACATTTAAGAAATAACAGCTTAACAGCAATGCCCGATGCTTGGTGGGAATGGCCATATGCGACTAATGGCATGTATATGGATGTACGGAATAATAATTTGGTTGATACTACGTTGCTGCAGGGAATAGGTTGGATATATACAAATCATTCGTTTAAAATAGATGTAGATAGTAATAATTTGTGCAGTTCTGATAGCATTGTTCAACAGTGGTTAGCCAGTTGTTCGCGTGACCCTAATTGGCAAGCAACGCAGTTAGGATGCGTTTCCAGTAACGAGCGGCCAAGTAAAAATACAATCCAGTTTTTTGTAGGTAGCAATGTACAGTATACCTTGCAAGAAAGCGGCCCGGTTAGCATTCTCCTATCAGATATACTTGGAAAGAAAACCATGTTGTTTGATCGGTATCAGCAGAAAGGCCAGTATGAAATAAGTTGGCAAAAGCCCAGTACTGCAGGTGTGTACTTTATAAAATATACTGCGGGGAAAAATAGCCAAGTTGTAAAGTATGTTAACGTAAAATAAAAACAACATTACGTACGGTGCCGTTCTTGCACCAGTAGTGTGGTTCCTCCGTTGGTCGTGGCATTCCAGCGGAGGTTTTTTATTTTATTTTTCTTTAGTTCCTATATTCATTTATTGCATGCGAAGTTATATCATAAGAGTGCCGTTACCGACGTTAGTGCGTTTGCACAAGGATGCAAATACGTTGCTTCCCAGCACACGCAGTTTTACCGAGAATGTCTTTGTAGATTTCTTTACGCAAGAATGTGCCTTTCGTTACAATGTGCAAAGAGACCCGTATCTTGAGCGTCAAATAAAGTACATGAAGTTGTTGGAAAGGCAAGCCAAAGTAATATGGGAGTTCAGTAAGCGCTATAAAAAGAGTGCCGTTAATGTAGCTTTCATATTTTTAAATCGCTATTTTGCCCTATTCAGTGGTCCTGCAAACCCCTTGCCAAAAATGAGCTATTATTGGAGCACTTTTGTCATTGAGATTATGAATGATAAGTTACTCTGGCCCCTAATGAATTATAATGAAGATCGCAGAAGAACTGTAACTGGGATAATTAGGGAGTTTATAGAAACTACCCATAGCAGAAAGTTTCATAATTTTGTAGGGCGCTATTGTAAGGGGTATAAGGTAGTCTGGCCAAGCCATTTCAGTGAAAGAAGCAAAGTATTTGAAATAGTGCTGATAATGTTAAATCAGATTGAAGATGCCAAGCTGAAATATTTTTATGAAAATCATAGTATGGAAGTGCTGAAAGCTCATGTATGGGCATTGCAAAAGTTTGGTGATCCTGTAGTAATTCATTTAGGACACCTGATTGGTGAAGTTGCAATGGGAAGATTGAAGCAGTATAAAAACTGGTTAAGAAGAGAAGGGTTAATCAGCGATTCTGATTATGTATTACCAGAGGAAAACATAGGGGAAAGAGGGATAAGAAAGCTTATATTCTGAAAATAAAGATCTTTATTATGTTACAAACAATTGCACTTATATGTATTAATAAATAAATACAATTAAAAACAATAATAAATAAAAGATAATGATAATAAATAAACTCCAGTTCGAAGAAGGAAATCAATTTACCCCGAATATGCTCTTAGTTCCAGCTCAATGGGATAAGAACAGTTTTGATACGGTTGACTTTACGGGTAAGGAAAAGCTGAAGGATTTTCTTGAGCTATACCTTTCCAGATTTGACTACGACGGGGCTGATTCCCTGATCCTTAGGAGCACGGATTTTGCGTACCAATTATTTGTTGCCTTGTACAAAGAAATTGGAAGCAGAATTTCAGCGGATAGTTACCGGTTTTATAACTGGTCGGAATATGTTGCCGGCTTATCAGCAAAGGGGTATAAGGCGGAAAGTGATATGCTGGAAGACTTATTTGATACCAGTTTCGTGTTTATGTTTGATGTTACATTCAGCCAGAAGCAGAGTTTCGATTACTTTTCTAAGATTGTGCAGTATGTTTATATTAACGGCATAAGGATGTTTATTTGTACAAGGGTAAATACTGCGGATGTAATTGAGCAGTTTGATAAAGAGACGCAAAGATTGTTGAAATCCAAATTTGTTGAGATTGAGATAAAGTAATATGTATTTAATGTTTGACACAGAGACCAGTGGGTTGGCGAAAAATTTTAAAGCCTCGGTAACGGATATTGATAACTGGCCCCGTATTGTTCAGCTTGCATATCTGTTGTATGACGAAGACGAAAAGCTTTTGTACGGCTATAATGATCTTGTCAAGCCAGAAGGCTTTATTATTCCAGAGGAAGCGACAAAGATTCACGGCATTAGTCAGGAGAAAGCAGAAAAAGAAGGATTAGAATTAAAAACAGTTTTAAAAAAGTTTATTGCCACAGCTCGTTATGCTGAGTTGATGATTGCGCATAATATTGATTTTGACATGAAAGTTATTTTGTGTGAAGTCGTCAGAGTTTTCGGTGAGGATAAATGCAATGAAGTAAGTGCTGAAATCTTTGCTAAAGAGCGGATTGCTTGTACGATGCACAAAGGTGTCAGTGTTTGTCAAATTAAAAATTCTTGGGGCGGTTTTAAATGGCCTAAAGTAGCAGAGTTGTATGAAAAGCTTTTTAATAAACCGTTCGAAGGCGCGCATAACGCGGCATGTGATGTCCAAGCTACTGCGGAAAGTTACTTTGAAATGAAACACAAAAGGTTGCTATAAATGACCCGAAATTTAGATATAGAAAAGCTTCTTAGTGTTGTAGTCCAGAATAAAATACTGTTCCAAGAAATATGTCTCAGATTTGAGCCGAATCTGTTTGATGAAATTCTGTATAATAATTTTGTAGTGCAGTGTCGTGAATTCTTTGCTCAGAATAAACGCCCGCCCAGCTTTGAAGAATTCAAATTATTTAGCGGAAAAAATTATGTAGAATTTGCTGATTTTGCGCAAGATGTGTTTACCCAAAAGCCTGAAATTTCAGCAGAGTACGCAAAGAAAGAGATGTACCAATGCTATCAGAAACAAAGCGCCAAGCTTTGTATTGAGAATATTATCAATAATGCGGAGCGGGGGCATTTCGATATTAAGGAGGAATTAGGGCGTTGGCGCGAGCTTGCCATGAAGACAAGTCCCCAAGAAGAAGATGATATTGATGTAAGCCTTTCAGATCTATACTTAGAAGCCCGCGATTATCGTGCTGAGGGCCTTGCGCCCCTGGTGTTCAAGGATATTAACAAATACTATGGGGGACAAGCAAAAGGCGAGCTGCTGATCTATATAGCGCCCCCAAATAGGGGCAAGACGTTGTATCTGATTAATGAGCTGCACAATGCTGTGTTGCATGACGAGCATACTCTTTATTTGAGTATGGAGAATGTAAAGAAGAGTATTGTTGCCCGTTGGACGACCAGAATGTTGTATATGACAAAAAAGGAGCAGCGTCGTAATGAAGGAAGTTGCTTAAAGTTTATAAAACGGTTTGAAAATTATACCAGAAAGCCCGTTATCATTTATAGGCCTGCGAATTCTTTTACCGTTGACGAGTTAGGCCTTTGGATTGATGATTATCAATACAGGACGGGAAAGCAGTTTGATCGAGTGATTATTGACTACATGTTGAAATTCCGGCGAAAAGAAAAGAAGTCCTGGTCCGAAGCTGACAGTGATCGAAAATGTGCTGATGATCTGCGTGCTCTTGCTATTGAAAAGAATCTGCGGGTGCAAACAGCAGCGCAAACGAACCGGTCGGGAATTGTTAATAAAGAAGGTAGTTTGACGGAGACGACAGATGAAAGTATGATTCAAGGTGGGTTCGGGCAATTTGAGACGGCTGATATAGTTTTGTCCTTTTCAGAGACCCCAGCCGAGAAGTCGAAGGGCGGGGGTAGGGTAACTATCCTAAAGTTCCGCGAAGAGGGCGGAAGGGGTACGCAATCAGTCGTAACGGTAGCGCCTTGGATACAGTTAATAACAGATCATGCTGAACAATTAATTCCAGAAGATCGAAGGGAGAAGATGTTGCAAAGTCCAGATAAAGAAAGAAGCCAGTTGCCCGGATTGCATGTAAAACGTCCCGTACAAAAAGAAGAAAAAGGTCAAGATGTTGCTCATTTGCCTGATAGTGCCTCTATTAATATCGGTAAAATAGAAGGAGTTCAAATATGAGTCAAGATGACAAAGTTCGGATAGCGTTATTTATTGCGGTAGTTTTGTTTGTACCGATTGGTCTTTGTTTAGGCCGGTTGCTGGTAATGTTTCGGGATTGGAGAATCAAAAAGAAATACGGAAAGTTATAATGAGTAACCCTTGCGATAAGTGCCTTGCTAATTTGCGTAAAACGCATAGAGTTTTGTTTCAAGCTTTTAATAATCAAGTAGAAATTTTAGAAGTCCTTGCCAAACAGCCCATTGAACTATGTCCCAGTTGTCATGGATATGGCTTGAAGAAAAAAGGTAAAAAGCAATGACCCCTCTTTGGGTTCGCTCTATTCAGCGAAGTTTTATTCATAAAATCAAGGATGACGAAGTTCTGATAAAAACCTGTCCGTATTGTAACAATACGAAATGGAATTTACAGTTAAATTTTAGTGGCATTTATCATTGTTGGGCGTGTGGGTCTGGCGGTCATATTACCCGGTTTTTTAAAGATCAGGATATTGAATATGATTCTGAAGATCTTGCCTATACACCAAGTAAGAAGAAGGAAGCGCAAAAAGGAACCATACAGTTGCCCGCAAACAAGCCCCTAAGGGATTACAGCGACAGTCGGGTCGCCTTGATTGCTAAAGAGTATTTAATATCTCGTCATGTATCCAGTAATATAATAGAAGAGTGGGATTTTCGTTTAGCTACGGGGGAAGATGAAAAAGAACTCGGTTTTAATTATTTTGGATATGTTGTCGTTCCCCTATATGGCGAGCAGGGTCTTGAATATTATGTAGCAAATACTTATTATCGAGATCGGCAATATAAATATCGCCTCCCGGATAAGGACAAAAATTCAGTTTTTCTGCCAAGAAAAAGAGGCAGCGATTCGATTGTAATTGTCGAAGGCCTTTATGACGCCATTTCAGTTTGGCAGAATACGCAGTATGACGTGATAATGCTGCTTGGAAAATTCCTTTCGGATTTTCAGACGGAAAGTTTGGCGAAATGTAACTATAAAAAAGTATTTTGTTGCCTTGACGGCGATGCCTTGAAGGAGAATTTAGCGTTGGCAAATAGATTGTATAGATATCAAATGCCTGCGTATGTTGTAAAGCTCCCAGAAGACAAAGATCCAGATGATTGCCAAAAAGAAATTAGTTCACATATTAATAACGCGGTGCAAGTAAAAACAGGAACCTTTTTGAAGGAGCGATTAAAGTGCTTATAATCAAGCCAAGTTTTGAATTTGTTTCCCCTGACCTTAGAACGCTTTGGGAAAAAGGAGAAACAAAAGTAGGTGCCCATATGTTGCAGATGATTGAAAAGATTGGTAGAGTTTGTTATAAAAGTGAAAGAGCCATTACGGATTTTACTTGGCAAGCTTTTATTGAAATGCTCAGAGATAGACAGCACGATTCGGTATTGGAGCATGAAAAAGTAACTGTAAAAGTTATATGTGATCGTGGTGTAAGTCATGAAATAGTCCGTCATCGCATAGCAAGTTATAGTCAAGAAAGTACGAGATTCTGTTCGTATGCTAAAGGTAAGTTTGGAAATCAAATTACAGTCATTGATCCAAATTTTGAAGATCAGCCTGATTTAACGGAGAAGCAAGCAAAAGTTTGGTATGATGCAATGACACATGCGGAAGAAGCCTATATGAAATTAATTGAATTAGGTGCGGCCCCGCAAATGGCCCGAAGTGTCCTTCCGAATTCTTTAAAGACGGAAATAGTCATTACATACAACCTTAGGGAATGGCGCCATTTTTTCAAGCTTCGTACCGCCCCAGCAGCGCACCCGCAGATGCGTGAGATCACAATACCCATGCTAAAAGAGTTCCAGAAATATTTTCCGATTCTTTTTGATGATATTAAAATAAAGGAGTCAGTATGAAAGAAAATTTTTGGAGGCAGCTGTGTGTATTTATAAATGAGAATGCTCGTTTTGTTTTGCTATACAGGCAGGATTTAATAAATCAGTTTCCTGAAAAATTTTTAGTAAAAAAGAACGGCTGCCTTATGGGCAGTTGGTCTGGTGATACCTATAGAAGAAAATTAACTGTAGCGGGATTTTTAAAAAGTACGAATTTGCTCGGGGTGTATAAGATAGTAAAAAAGATTCCTGAGGATTTAACAAAAACAAAATGTGAGCAGCTTGCTTACGGAAAGAAAGGAAATTAATATGGAAAAAGTAGTGTTGGATTTTGAGGGTATTCTGGACAGTTCATTGATTAAGACGAATAAGAGTACAGCTAGTTCGATTGTTGTGAATCAAATTTCTACTGTGTATGTAGAAGGTTTGTTTAAGGATTATAGTCTGACAATAGAGGACTATTTGAAAAGCGATCTTTGGCAGTCTATCAAGTTTAAGGGTTTGCCCACCGCTTGGCTGCTCCGTCTAATTATCCCGTCTTCCGGTGAAGTTGCTACTGAAGTTGGCCCGAGTTTTGTCACGTCTGTTGATGTGCGTAGTGCCAAAAAAGCTAAAAAGCCGATAACGAAAGTTGGCTTTAAGTTTATGTCGCTTATTACAGAAAAGCAAAATGTAGTAGGGATGCTTGTCAGTCAAAAGGTTCGAGTTCAAGTAGTCCAGTTTGTAGAACCGCCCAAAGTAGAAAAAGCCAAGGAGTAAGATATTCAGATCCAAGCTAAAATAGAGAATGGCCGGGTCTGGGTAGCTGATAAAGTAGCTGCCCAAAAGCTATACGATTGTCTTGCAATTCCGATACCAAATAGAGAGCATATGCCCCTGTATAAGAAAGGTGCCTGGGATGGCGTAAAAAAGTTCTTTAACTGGCGTTACGGTTATTTTGCTCCCGGCCTTATTCCCTATGTCGAAAAGAAGCTGAATGCGAAAGTTGTAATTGAATCTGACGACCGATTGAAGTTGAAGCTCGATTATTATCCTGTGCAGGTGAACGGAAGTCCGTTAAGGGATTTTCAGGAGTATACAATAAAAGAGCTTTTAAAAAATAACGGCGGCCTTGCTGCTCTTGCTACAAATGCTGGAAAAACAGCCTGTATTGCTGGTGTCATAAAATCACTAATAGCGCAAGAAAAAAAGGTAATGGTTGTGGTAATGCGCAGCGATTTACAGCGTCAGATTAAAGCTGACTTGGAGCAAATGCTCGGACTGTCGATTGGCGTAATTACCCCAAAGGAAAAGGAGTTGCAAGACGTATCTGTTGCCATGGTGCAAACGCTTGATCGAGTGTTGAGTCGTTTAGACAATGAAACAGATAAGGGAAAAGATATTGATATTTTCGATTATATTCAGCAAGTAGACGCGATCATTATTGATGAAGTGCATCATGCTACAAGTGATAGTTATGAAAAGATCTTCCAGTTGAATAATCGAGCTTTAAGGTTTGGTTTTTCTGGAACGATTCCTGAAGACACTTGTATTGAAGGATTGCATATACGGGAACAGCTTGGTGAAGTTGTCTGTCGAGTCTCAAATAAAGAGCTGATTGAAAAAGGGATAAGTGCTACGCCAAAAATAACCTTTGTTGAATACGAGACTGATTTTGCTGGTAGTGGACTTGAAGCAGTAAAAATAGCTGCCCGGAAAAGTAGCATGATTAAAGGGAAATTTTCAGTGCCTACATATACGAATAAAGTGCGTCATTGGGTCTTGGATTACGCCATTAACAAGAATAAAGAGTATTGGGAAATATTGAAGAAGCTTGTTGAAAAGTACAAAAATGAAAGTGTCATTATAATGGTGGATTGGAAAGAGTTTGCGGATAACTTGTCGGCTTTTTTGAATATTCCTGTCTTTTATGGCGAAACAAAAACGAAGGAGCGCATTCAGTTGATTCAAGATTTTAAAGATCGAAAAATAAAGCATCTGATTGTGACTTCGGTTTTGGATGAAGGCCTCAGTATAGATCAGATCCAGGTAATTATTTTAGCGACTTGCGGCAGTAGCCCCCGGCAGTTTCTCCAGCGTCTTGGTCGTGGGTTGAGAAAGAAAGTAGGGGAGAATATTTTAACGTTAATTGACTTTTGTCGGTATGGGCATAAGTACCTTTTAGAGCCCTCGAAAAAGAGATTAGCCCTATGGAAAAAAGAGGGTTTTGACATTAAATTTGAGGAGGTTATATGAGTTGGACAATGGAAATGCCCATAAATCCGGAAAAGATAAATCCGTTTATGGATAGAAAAGCTTTTAGGTTTACGGATAAAGAAAGAAAAGAAATAGAGTTTACTTTTGGAAGCGGTTGCGTGGTGGGTGAATGCAAGCGCTGCAGGGATGAGTATAAAATGTACGGGACGAACGGAGGGCAGCTTTGCCCAGTATGTAGACGGGAGTTAGGTATTGTATGCTAATCTTTGGCTTAAATCTTACAGTTATTTGTAGCGAAATGTCGCTTCCGATTGAGAAGCTAAAGACGTATAAGTTTACCAGTGAGCAGCCAATTACGTTGTATAATATCAAAAGTCCTGTTCCCCTTTTAAACCAGCCCCAAGAGAAGTTGCAAAATTTTAATTCATGGCTGACGGTTCCTGGGGAATATTTGGGTTGGTTAAGTCACGAAACAGAAAAAGAAACCATTAAGAAGCAAGAAATTCAGTTGCCAAAGTTTAATGCCAGAAAGCCGAATAGAGAAGATATCTTTTCGTACGCCTGGAGTACTTATGGGAAAGAGAATAAAAGCACTCGAATTCCAGATCTTATATGGACGTTTGCTCGGATAAATAATTCAGCGTTGCCCCAGTTTTTAGAAAAGTACGCAATAGAATGGTAAAAGTACAGTTTGGTCCTATTAATAGGTTATGAAAAAGAAAGAACAAGTCTTTTGTAATGAAGATACAAAATGGACAGATTGTATGGATAAGTTAATGGTGCGGGTGAATGAGTTAGCAAAGAAGGGGTGTTATTTGACGGGTATAGAGAGAAAAGTAATCGCGGGAATACTGCGTTATAGATATACATTTACTTTTAAGGAGGATTTGTGAAAGTTGCCGTAGTTTTGTTTTTGTTAGGCTTGTGCGGTTGTTCTGGTACGGGGTTTAATCCGCCCAGCGCGCAGCCGCTGCCCACGGTTAGTGCAATTTCCGAAGAGTGCCGGGGTTATATAAGTAATGAATATCAGCTGAAATGCGAACAAGTTCATGTTCAAAAAGAACAGAATAAAATACTTGCTGAATTAGTACAAGCTTTAAAAAATAAATAAAGGAGTTAAAATGAAAGTTTCAAAAACAGATTTTGTTGATTTCCTACAGAAGATTAGTCTAAAGGGTCTGATTCAAGAAGTCGTTATAGAGGAGAACGGTATGGTCGCCACCGTACCGCAATCAAAGGAGCACAATCAGGACTGTACGATCTTTGGTACGTTTGACGGTCTCGGAATTAAGGCACGAATTGGTCTTGGTGATGTAGCTTTGCTTGCCAAGATTGTTGGAAGTCTTGAAACAGCAGACAATCTTGTAAACATCGATTTGCAGGATAAGAGCCTCATTATTGCTGCACGCAACGGAAAGTATCAGTATCGCCTTGCTGATCCGGATGTTATTACGTCTATAAAGGACAGCTATCCGGCTGCCTGCACTCTAATGCAGTCGTTTGAGGGCCTTGAATTGTCTTTATCAGGTATTGTCAACCTTAAAAAAGCGATCTCGAATCTGATGTCGGATCGGGTGTCTATGTATGCCCATGACGGCGTGTTGGAAGCGGTTGTGCACGATGATGGTACGAAGTCGAGTGCTACAATTGAGTTAGGTGCCTCGAAAAAGAATTTTAAGAATGACTATGATGCCAGCCTGTTGTCGAAGGTTTTAGACACCGTAGATAGCGACGGTACGCTGCTATTTGTTCAAGAACCAAAGGATGAAAAGCCGCAGCCGATTTTTATTCAGTTGAAAAGTAAAAAGTTCCTTTATATGGTTAGCCCTTTTGTTGAAGTTAAAACAGAATAATTTAATTTATAGGAGGTTAGTATGATGGACGAAGCGAGAGAAACATACGGAGATGGTGAGGATTGTTGTGAAGATGAGGCGACGTCTGATTTTTCTTTTGGCACTGCTTTAGCCAAAATAAAAGGAGGAAAATATGTAGCTCGTGCCGGGTGGAATGGCAAAGGCATGTTTATATTTCAAGGTTTGCCGAAAGTAGAAGTTAATGCAAAGGTAAAAAACGGTGTTACAGCAATGGATGCTGTTTCTTATTTTAATATTGTGTTGGATTGTCCGCACAAAGAAATATTTTATAGTGGGCCAGTTCTTTGCATGATGAATGCTCAAAGTCAGGTAGTGGTAGGATGGCTTGCTTCGCAAATAGATATGTTGGCAGAAGATTGGGAAGAGGTACAAATAACAACCACAGCTAAGGCGGAATAAGTGAACCAAAAAATTGTAAAGTTGCTACGAAAGAATGCGCGAATTTTGGGCAAGACTCCAAGCGAGTATCGTGCCTTGAAAGAGTGGCACGATAATTTGCCAAGTCCTAAAAAAGCTTTTGCGCAACGAAATTTAAAAGCGGTAAACAAAAAGTTAGCCGAAGACATCGCCAAAAAGAAAGCGGAGACTGCAGCATGATCCAGCAAGTACTTGTACGAATGGAAACACCTTTCAGTCAAGAGGATTTTGCTCGTTGGCTTTTAGCGGTGTTGAAAAATCTTGCCAAGGAACCAGAATTAGTTTCAGTTGAAATAGTAGGGAATAATAATGACGCAGTCTGATATTTTAAATTCCCTCTGGATAGAGAAGTATCGTCCCAAGGAGTTGAGTCAAGTTTCCCTTGATGTTGATTCTCGGGAAAAGTTTAAAGGATACATGCGTGAGGGTATAATTCCGAATCTTCTATTTGAGGGCGGTCCCGGCAGCGGAAAGACGACATGTGCTCGAATTCTTATTTCTATGATGGATGTAGAAGAGCTTGTTATGAACGCTTCGGATGAGCGGGGCATTGATGTTGTCCGGGGGAAGATAAAGAATTTTGCTAAGATGGCTACAAGTCATAAATTCAAGTTAGTTTTTCTTGACGAATTCGACAAAATGACGGAAGATGCGCAGGATGCGCTTCGTGCAATGATGGAAACGTTTTGCAAAAATGTACGCTTTATTTTATGCTGCAATTATTTGAATAAAATTACCGAACCCATAATTTCCAGAGTACAAACAGTTCATTTTAATGCTTTCCCTAAAAATGAAATGAAAGATGTTTTGGTAGGTATTTTGAAGAACGAAAAGATGGAGTTTAATGAAAAAGATGTTGATAAGCATATTGAAAAGTTTTATCCTGATCTTAGAAAAGCTATAAATGAAATGCAGTTGAGTATACGTAGCGGTAAGTTTGTTTATATTGATAAAGGGGAGTTGTATAAGCAGATTGCCAGCATGATTTTAGCCAAGAATCTGAAGGGGATTAGAGAGGAGCTGGCCAGCAGTTCTGTTGATTATGGGCAGCTATACCGTTTCTTTTATGATAATATTACCCTCTTTCCAGATAAAGCAAAGCTCAGTGTTTTGCTGGAAGCAGCAGAATACCTATACAGGGATAGCCAGATTGTAGACAAGGAGATGAATTTTGCGGCGTTTACCATAAAAGTGTTTGGGGCGTTATGATAATCATTGACGGCAATTCAGTAGCAGCCCGTTCCTTTTTTGGAACGCATTACAACAGCCCAAGTTTTGACGAGCCTTTGTTTGTTTCTGCTTTTCTGAAATCGTTGCTAAAAGCATTGACCATTTTGTCCGCTACCGATAATAAAGCCATGATTTGCATAGATTCGAAAAGTTGGAGAAAAAGTATATATCCGGAGTACAAGCATCGTGATCGCAAACCTGACGAAGAAAGCCTTTACAGCAAGTATATTTTCAGCTATTCTGATATCTGTGCGGAAATGAAAGAATTCATGCCCTTTGTTTTTGTGAAAAAAGAGGGGTATGAAGCGGATGATTTAATAGCCTATTATGTAAATAAGTTTGATAAAGTTGTCATAGTAAGTACGGATAAAGATTTAATGCAGTTAGTAGAAGGGGAAAAAATACGTTATTGGGATTACTCCAAAGAAGCTCTTGTCGGCGTGCCTGACAAAGGCTTGTTTTTGCATAGGCTTATTTGTCTTGGGGATAAATCCGATAATATTCCCAGTATCGTGCCCCGGGACGAAGAAGGAAAATTGCTGTTTCAGTTTGGTGAAAAAACAGTTGAAAAGTATTATCGAAAAGAGCTTGTTGGGAAGTGGTGCTATATTGAGCCGACGTTTGTGAATGCTTTGGTCACGTCAACGAAAAAAGGGCCGGCAAAATGTACTTCGGTGCAAGTTGAACAAATGTACGCAAATTATGAGCGCAATAATAAGTTAATAAATCTTTCCTTAAGTCCGGTACATAAAGAGGTTTGGCCTATTAATATAGAGACAAAGTACAATGGTTTGTTGGCTTGTAAGTTTTTGCAGCGGTGGATACCGGATATGTGGAAGAATCAGTCAGATAGATTAAGTACGCTTTTAAATTGGTATGGAGGCCAAGTCTAATGGAAGAGAAAGGATATAGAGTAGAAAGGAGGTACGATAAATATTCTAAAAATTATATGTTGGAGCAGACAATAATAGCTATTGAATCCGGTAAATGTTATGAAGATGAAAGAGGAAAAGTATACCAACAAGAATTTGGAGAATCGTTTGTGCGTGCTTTAAAGATTGCATTAGAGAGTTAATGTGGAACAAAAAAAGAAAAAGTTAACAATAATTGACAAGCTCAATTGCGTTTTTACTAAGCAAAGGCTTACTAAGGAGGAACTTAGTAGAGACGGTTATATGTTGTTACGTTTCCTGTCAATGAAACCAGAGTATACGGATACGATGAATAAAATACAAAAGTACCAAGGTGTTTTAGGACACCGGTTGTTTGTTCTGTTGCAGCATCTTTTTTCAGAGAAGGATCGCGCCCCTTTCTTGGAGTATGTTAAGGGCAAGGAAAAGGAGTACAAAAGCCTTTCAGAAAAATCGCTACTTATTTTAAAGAATCTTTTTAAAGTGAGTAAAAGTAGGTTGGAAGAGTATATTCCGAACCTTTGGTGCACCGATGAAGAAATTAAAGAAATCTGGGGATTACAATGAACACACTAAGAGTATCTGAAACATTTTTGTCGATTCAGGGTGAAGGCGCTTCCATGGGCCGGCCCGCTATTTTTCTTCGCTTGCAAGGATGCAACTTAAATTGTCATGGGTTTAGTGGCGGGTGTGACACTCTATCAGTATGGAAGCAAGGAAAGGAAATGACATTTGAAGAGATTTACGATTATTGGAACGAGTCTGGTTGGATAACAGCATATAGCCCTGTTCGTAGGATAATTATAACCGGCGGCGAGCCTTTATTACAAGGTAATAGCGTTGTCGATTTTATTCAATTTTTAAATGATAAAGGTGATTGGAAATTTGAAATAGAGACAAACGGAACAGTGTGGAACGATTTGTTGGAATTGTATGATGTGCAGATAAACATAAGTCCAAAATTAATTAGTAGCGGTGTACCTTTAGAGAAGCGTTATGATGTTGACGTGTTGAAAGAGTTTGCTTATTTGAAGCATTGCGCGCAAAATCCGCAGTGGAAGTTTGTTATTCAAGAACAAACGGATGTAGTTGAAGTGCAAGAGAAGTTTGAAAAGGATTTAGGTATAAGTAGAAGTAATATTTGGTTTATGCCCGAAGGCATTGGTTCGCCAAGCCTTAATAGAGTAGCTGAATGGTTAGCGCCTCTTTGCGCAAAGTACGGATATAATTATTCAGATAGAATACAGATACGAATATGGGGAAATAAACAAGGAGTTTAAATGACAAAAATTAAAGGTCTTGGCATGAAGAAAGTTCCAGAAATAACAATAGTAATTGATGAAGAAAAACGGAAAGGAATTTGTAAACATTGTGGGGCAGATTGTGAGGAGAAGCAGTTTACTATGATAGAGAAGAGAGAAAAAGGTAAAGATAGGTATAGGCGATTGGTGACAGGTGTTCCAATACCCGCGTTATGTAAGCGATGTTCAACTATGTTTAAGCAAAAAGAAGAATATTTAATCAGGGATATTACGTTAAAGTGTAAAAAGTATTATGAAGAAGAATTTCATAAAGTAGGTATTTCTGTCTAATAGTTTCAGAACAAAAGATCATAATAAGCCGCCCAAGCATTATAAGGTGATGCAAAAGAGGAAGAGGCGTGCTAAAATGCGGCAAGCTCTTAGGGTAGGTAAGGAGCCCCAGGAGTTTAAAAAAACTGATACCTGGGATTGGAACTAAGATGGGAATGAGTCCAAGTTTTCGTGAAGCAGGAAATGCAGTAATAACCAGTTACGGACAAAAAGAAAAAACCATAGTTGAGCTGTCTGACGAAAGCCTTTCGTCAATGATTGCAGGAACAAGAAAAGTTATTGAGCAAAAGAAAGAATTTTTGAAGGCTAAGTTTTTACCAGGGAGTCTTGGGGAGAAGCTGAAAATGACTTTGGAGGATACCATTATAAAACGTAAACTAAGACTGCAAGAGTTGTTAAAAGAGAAGGAGAGAAGATGCCTGTAAAAGATAATATGCATTGGGAGATAGTACAAAGTAAAAGAAAGCGCATATTGAAAGAGCCTTGGGAGAAAATTCCTGTGGTATTAGATCATTTTGTACGCCGGCTTGCTATAGGTACGCCTTTTGCTTGGCCAGACTGCAAAGGTATTTATGCTGTGCCTCGTGGTGGTCTTGTTTTGGGTGTTGCTTTGTCAAATAGGTTGCATATGCCTTTGCTGGCTGCTCCGACTGATAATTGTGTAATTGTTGAAGACATAATTGATAGTGGAACGCAAATGGAAGCCATGTATAATCAGTATATAAAAATAAACAAAGCAATGTTATTAGTTTGGTATATTAATCCTATGTGTAAGAAATATTTAAACAGAAAGAATGTAGCTTGTTATGATAAAGTATCAAAAGATACGTGGGTTTCTTTTCCTTGGGAGTCTTAAATGATTAGATTAAAAAGTTATCGCGTGAATGAAAAAGAGTTGCGGATGTATTACCCCGATTCTCAGTTTACTGTTGTGTGTGCGGAGGAAGTGCTTTCTTGTTGGATAGCGCTTGTCTTTTTGGATGGTAAGACGTTGGAGATTCCTTGTGAAGATGAAGTTGAGCAAGAAGCGTTGCTACATGAATTGGACTATCTTTATTTTGCTGATCGGAGAGAAGAACAATGAAAGTTTTTAATGAATCCCACGTACAGTTTGCCATTAAAGAATTGCTTATAGGTTTAGGGGTTAGTTTACGAGATCCAAATTTTAAAGATACCCCAGCTCGGGTAGCTCGTAGTTATGCTGAAATTTTCAGCGGCTTGTATGATACTGAAAATAAGTTGAAAGAGATTTTTAAAGCCTCGTTTCCAAGTACTTATACAGGCATGGTGATTGTTGATAATATTCATTGTTTTTCTATGTGTCCACATCACCTGCTCCCAGTGGAATATTTTATAAAAACTGGCTATATAGCTAATAAGAAGATGTTAGGCTTGTCTAAGATTCCGAGAGTAGTTGAGTTGCTTGCTAAGAGGCCGGAATTGCAGGAAACGTTTACGCAAGATATATGTGACACGTTGAAGTCGTATTTGAATCCGGCCGGTGTGATGGTGGTTGTTCATGGGTCACATAATTGTTTGCGTATGAGGGGTGCTAAGAAGGAAGATGCTGTTATGGTTACTAGTAGCATTTCAGGTAAGTTTACGCGGCCGGAAGTGCGCGCGGAGTTTCTTAGTTTGATAAAAAGTAAACAATTAGAAATTCAATAAAGGATTTTTATGTATTTAATTAAAAAGCAATTGAAAGATTTTTCGTATGCGCACCGCTTAACAAAGGGATATAAGGGAAAGTGCGCTGCAACACATGGGCATAGCGGGCATGTTAAAGTTGTGTTGGCTTCGCAGCATTTAGATGAGTTTGACATGGTAATTGATTTTAACGAGCTTAAGATGTTTGATGATTGGATACAAGAAAATTTAGACCATACTTGGTTAGTTCATGATGAAGATGACGCGCCTACGGATAAAGAATATGTTATGCGTTTTAGTCGAATGCCTACAGCGGAAGGAATTGCGCACGAACTGTATTGTGTATTTTGTGACATGTTAAATGAAAAAGAAGGTAGTAACGTTGTGCTTATTGAAGTGGAGGTTTGGGAAACAGACAAATGTTCCGCTGTATATACTGAGCAACAGTATCGAAAAGAATATGAGGATGATAATGAGGAATAAACTATCCTACGTAGTCGCCGGCAGTGAAGCCCTTTTCCGGAACGGGCAATGGGTTTTTGATCTCAAGACCATGCCCGTAGATGTTTATTTGTATAATGCGACTTGTTACGTGGGCGGTCGTTCCATAAATGACGCCCTTGAGCAAAAGAAGCAAGCGAACGAGAAGGGCAAGTTAATGATGTGCGATTCCGGTGGCTTCCAGTTTGCTACTGAAGTTGTTAAGGACCTTGATCCAATCGGCATTATAGAAATACAGAATCGCATTGCAGACTTGGGTTTTATCCTTGATATAAGTACCTCGCGAAGGGTGAGAGGAGCCGGAGCAAGTGGGTTGGAACTGGATAGCTCTGATAGCTGGCACCAGCATTGTCTTGAACGTACGCAAAAGCATATTAGGGCCGCAAAGGATGTTGAAAAGAAGTTCAAGTATTATGCTGTCATTCAAGGTGCCACGTATGATCAAGCCCAAAAATGGTGGGACGGGATTAAAGATGAAGACACCTACCAGGGTGTTGGCACAAAACGAGATTTGTTTGAGCAGATTTTGTTCGGTTGTATGATGATTGATAAAATGCCAAGTATAAAGTACCATCATATTTTAGGGTTGGGGGCGACAAATAAAATGTTGTTGCTTCGGTACTTTTATCTTTGTAGTAAAAAGGATATGGTCTTGATAACGATGGACAATACCAGCCATGTACAATATGCAAAGTATATGCAGTTGAAGCTGCCTTTTTCTGGTTGTTGCTATTCTAAGACAAATGATCTGAAAGGGTTTGAAGAATTGTCTGGTTTGAAGTTTAATCAATACGATATCGGGGAAGTAATGTTTACCAGTATACGAAATATTTATTTTGATGCTTTGCATGTTAATATGATAAATATGTTGGATACTGCCGATTCTGTTAAGGATTTTATTGATAAGAATTTCCCCCAGCTCATGACGTATGTCAATGCCATTGACGATTATTTCGACAAAGGTTTTGAGTACGTGACAAAGCGTTACTTTCAAAGTACCGAGAAGCATGAAGTCCACAAGCAGAAAAGCAGCGCCTTAAGTTTTCTGAGTTAATTTTTATGCCCATATCTGATTATATTACTTTGTCTGTTAAAGAAAAGCCATTAAAAGAGGAAAAGAAAAAAGGTGTAAAGAAAAGTGATGGAAAAGTAAAAACTTGTAAGGATTGCCGGGAATTTAAGTTTTTTAAAAACGTTGATCTTGAAAAGGATTATTATTTCCAGTCTCCAAAGAGTAAAGGTACAATAGCTTTTATTTTGTCTCCGTTGGATTTTTTTAATATTAAAGTGCAGAGTTGGAAGCATATTGTTTGCTCTTATTTACAAGATTACAATATTTGGTTTTTGCCATATCCAAAATGTTGTGAGAACCCGTTGTTTTCTGAGAAGATTACTCCAAGTACTTATCGTATTTGTCGAGATCAATTTATTGATAAACATTTAGATCAGTATCCGATTGATCTTGTTGTTGTGTTTGAGGATACAGTAAATATTTTGGGGGAAGATGCAGATGAGCTGAAGTTTATTGGAAATTGGGCTAATTATAAAACAAGAACAAAAACCTTGAAAATGTATTATGCCAAAAAGTTAATCAGTCCCGGGAAAAGTGGTTTTGATGTTGTTAATTTTCAGCATACAATTGATAAGGTGAAAAAGTATTTTGATAAACAGTTAATTTGGCAACGTAACCCGAATTTTAAATTGGTTACTACAAAAGAACAGTTGGATGCTTTAATTGTTCGTTTGCAGGAACAGGATTCAGTTGCAGTTGATTACGAGAGTAATGATTTTGATGTTCTCCGAAAAGATTTTGTTGTAAAAACGATTGGCCTGTTTTTTCCAAATGAGGCATATTGTGTTGCCTATGAGGTGCCCGAAACACCAGACATAGAGTATAGAAAAAATGTAGAACGTTTTGTGCAAACGCTTTGGGCCGATCCTGGGATTGTAAAAATAGCGCATAATTTGAAATTTGAAATGAAAGTTACGATGGTGAAGTTTAAGCAGAATGAATTTAGTAATGTTGAAGACACTATGTTTCGTTCTGGCTTGTTTGACGAAAATCGTCCATCAAATAGCGCCAAGTATCTTGCCGGGGAGTATCTTGATGGATATCCCGAGATCGTGCGCGATTTTGAAGCAGCCACCTTGCAAAGCCTATTTCAGTATAACTGTCTGGATTGCTATTTTGAATATTTGTTTTGGGCGAATACGTTTCATTTTGATAAGTTGCCAAAAGAAGTAAAAAAAGGTGTAGAGTATTGCTATCGTGAAGTCATGCTTCCGGAATGTTATGAAATAGCTTTGTTGGAAATATTGGGTGTTAAGGTAGATTTGGAATATTTGAAGAAGTTACAAGTAGATTTAGCGACAACGCTTGCTGCGCTTGATGAAGAGATTGCTGTAAAGTTTCCGCAAACTGTGGGTAAGGATTTAGGTTCCCCAAAACAGTTGGCTGATGTCCTTTTTAGGATGTTAAAGTATCCTGTAATTAAGTCAGGGAAGACTGGTCCAAGTACAGATGAATCTGTGCTTATTGCTTTGCGGGAAGAGCACGGGTGCCTATTGTCTGATCTTTTATTAAAGAAGCGGCAAAAGGATAAACAGCTTTCGACCTACGTAACGCCATACATAGAAAATTATGATAAACATTATGGGGGAAGAGTACATTCAAATTATATGCAAACCAAAAATAAAGTAACAGAATACGGGCAAGGTCGCGGTGCAATAAGCGGAAGATTGTCCTCGGCCTCGCCAAATCTCCAAAATATACCACGAGATAAAAAGATAAAACGAATATTTATTCCAGATGTAACGGGGTTGGTTTACAATGGCTGAATTACCCGATCTTGTTGTAATGAATGAGCATCCCGGTATTGGATTTTTACAAGCTGACTTGTCTCAAGCTGAATTGCGTATAGCTGCAAGTCTGGCCTTTGAAGATACCATGCTTGCCGTATATAATGCGGATGGGGATATACACAAAACAACGGGATTGAGAATTGCTTCTAAGTATGCGTTGGCTTTGTATGAGAAGGCTGAAGGGGATGAAAAGAAAAAGTTACTCAAGGATATGCGGCAAAAAGCAAAAGCCGCGAACTTTGGTTTAATATACGGCGGCAGTTTCCTGGTTCTCCAGCGTATAGCAAAACAGGATTATAATGTAATTATATCCGAAGACGAGGCTCGGGAAGTACACCGGGTATTTTTTGCTTTGTATCCTAACTTAGTGTCTTGGCATGAATCTGTAGAGGCGTTTGTTCGTGAGCATGGTTATGTTGTAAGTCCCTTTGGCCGGGTACGTCATTTGCCCGATATTAAGAAATTTTATCCGGATACAAGGGAGTACAGTGAAATAGTTAGGCAAGCGCTAAATTCTCCAGTGCAGGGTGCCTGTGCTGATTTCCTTGGGCAGGTTTGGGCGTATAGTGCCAAAGAAGTGCGTAAGAGGAAGTTGCCAGCGCGGGTAGTACTTACAGTTCACGACTCGTTGGTTTGGGAGGGGTATTCGAAAGTGTTTGGGGAATTACGAGAAATTCAGAATAATGCAGTAAAGGAATTAAATGATTTTCATATGGGGCGTTGGTTAGGTTGTCCCATGAAATTGGATTATTCAGAAGGTCCTCATTGGGGGGACTTGGAGGAGTAAAGTATGAAAAAAGAATTTTTGGTTCAAGATGCACCGTATAAAGTAAATGAAGAAGATTTCGTTGGCATTGATACATACCGGTTGTCGCTTGCTGAAGAGGATGCTCGGTCGGGTACGTACTGGGATGAAAAGCACAAAGTGTTTAAACAAGTGTTGTTCGTAGATGGAAAGCCCCTGTTGTATTCTTGGTACCTTGACACTAAGGATAAAGATAAAAACGAATTGATGGATATTCTCCTATGGGGGAAGTTCACAGAATTTTTGAAAAAGAAATAAGTTACCCTATTCATAAGTAAAGGAAGTTAAATGAGTATTCAATTAAAGTTGCAAGTTGCTGATTTTGTCATTGATGTCCTTGTTGGGGATAAAAGGGAAAAAATTGATATTCGTACGGCAATGTCAATTAATAATGAGGACCTTGTATCTGAGTATACGCAACAGCCCAGTTGGTACGCTTGGTATGCGTCGCTTTTGGCAGACCAAGAAGACAAAAAAGAACGCATCGGTAGGGAACGGGATGTTTATAAGTCGAAAATAGATATGGAGATCAGGCAAGGAAAGCGGAAAATTTTAGATGATGAAGGAAAACAAATAAAACTGACAGAAGGAGGAATACAGAATTATACAGCGAGTGACGAAAAAATGCAAGCGTATGAGGATGAAATTCAGGAGCAAGAATATATATGTAATAAATTAAAAGTACTGGTGATGGCTAGCGTACAACGTAAGGATATGCTAATACAGCTCGGACTATTGAAACGAGACGAGCTAAAACAATTTAGAATGGCGGAAGGCCAAAATTAAAAGGAGTGTCTTATGGGCATAAACAGAAATGCAATGGAACAGGATGCAAAACAGGAACAAGGTACGCGTGACCCAGAACCCGGCGAGTTTGTACCCCAGTCTGGAAAAACGTATATTGTAAGGATACTGCCTCGTGATATTGATGAGCAGGAAAGTGCTGCCGGCGCCCGGGATTTTGGTTGGGGTTATAGAACGCATTATTCCTATACCCGTATGGATGGCACAACTGCCCGAGATATTTCTTGTCCGAAATCCTATGGTATGGATCAGCCTTGCCGCATTTGCGAAGAGGGCGAAAAGTTGTATAAGAGTCCGAATGAAGAAGACAAGAAACTTGCCAAGGATTTTTGGCGTAAGCTTAAGGTGCTTGTTAATGTTCTTGATTTAACGGACCAAGAGAGTGTGAAGAAGGGTATTCAGTGGTGGAGAATTCCCAGAGGGTTTAATCAGCCGTACGATAAGATTCGTGAGTATGTGTTGAATGCGAATTGGGATACGAATGGTAAGGATATTCTTGACTTGGTTGTTGGGAAGAATTTTGAGCTTAAGGTTGTTGGGAAGAAGGAAAGCGCTTCTGGCTACCTTGAAAATAACCTGACTCCGCTTCCCCAGCCATACGATGTTATGCCTTATTTGCAGCTGACTCCAGATTGGCGGGCGCGCATTAATTCCTTGAAAACGCATATGCCGAAGAAGCTATCTCGGGAGGATATGGATGCGATCCTTGGTCCGGTTGCAGGTAGCCATCCTGCGCCAGCTTCCCCAGCTCCGCTTCCCGGTAACGCAGCCCCAGTGGCGGCCAGCTGTCCCGCCGCAGCGCCTGCCGGATTGCCCCCGCTTCCCAGTGGCCCAGCCATAGCCCAGTCAGCGGCTCCTGCTCCAAGCGCTGCCCCCGCGGTGTTAGCAAATAAACCAGAGTGTTTTGGAAATGAGTTTAAGCCTCGAAGTGACAAGTGTAAAGCATGTACCGGATTTAGGGATGCTTGTCGAACAGAGTATCTTGAAAAATAAGGTAAGAGAACCAAGGTAAGTTAAAGAGGGCGCAGGTCATGCTGCGCCCTTCTTTTTACCAAGGAGAATACATGGCAAAAGCAGAAGAAAAAGTAAACGATAAGTTGGAAGAAGCCCTAAAAACCATAGAAAAGGATTATGGAAAGGGCGCGATAATGTACCTTGACGATGAGCGTATCAATGAGAAGATTGACGTTATTCCTACAGGCGCGTTGAGTTTGGATTTTGCGTTAGGTGTGGGCGGTGTTCCAAGAGGGCGTATCATTGAAATATTTGGTCCTGAGATGTCTGGTAAATCTACACTTTGTTTAGAGATAATTGCTATGGCGCAAAAGCTTGGTGGAGTTGCTGCTTATGTTGACGCTGAGCATGCCTTTGATCCCGGATACGCGCAGAATTTGGGCGTGGATGTAAAGAAGCTGCTATTCTCCCAGCCCGATACAGGGGAGCAAGCCCTTGAAATAACAGAGACCCTTGTAAAAAGTACCGCTGTAGCTATAATTGTAATAGATTCTGTTGCAGCACTTGTACCAGAGGCGGAGTTAGCCGGGGATATGGGAGACGCTCAGATGGGTTTGCAGGCGCGCTTAATGTCGCAAGCCATGCGTAAACTTACAGGGATAATTGGGAAAACCAATACAGTTGTCATATTTATAAATCAGATCCGGTCGAAGATAGGTGTAATGTTTGGGAGCCCTGAAACCACGACCGGTGGAAACGCGCTGAAGTTTTATGCTTCTGTGCGTATTGATCTACGAAAGATTGGGGTTATTAAGGATGGTGACAATATTATTGGAAATAAGTGCCGGGTAAAAATTGTAAAGAATAAAGTAGCCCCGCCGTTTAAAGAAGTAGAAGTAGACATTATTTTTGGCAAAGGTGTTGATAAGGAAGGTGTTGTGCTGGACCTTGCTGTTGATTGCGAGATAATTAAAAAGTCTGGTACTTGGTTTGTGTATAAGGAAGAGCGCCTTGGCCAAGGTCGGGAAAATGCTGTAGCCCTTTTACGGAGTAACCGGGGGTTATTTGATACAATAGTTGCTGCTGTAAAAGAAGACCATAAAAAGGACAGCGCCCCTGCGGCCGTTGTTCCGGAAGAAGTAAAAAGAGAACCGAAAACATGATCACAATTTTTTCAGACGCCCACGCGCATAATTTTAAAAAGTTTGCTAAAATTTTGCCGAATGGGTTGAATTCCCGGCTCGTTGATGTCTTTACTGTAATGGAAAAGATCAATGAGTATAACAAAGCGAATAAGATAAAATATACGCTTTACGCCGGGGATTTAGTGCATACGTTTCAATACATCGAAAATGATGTATTGAATGGGCTTGCTGAAATTTTGGAAAATTGGTATGGGCAGTTTATTTATATTCCTGGAAATCACGATGTCAAAGCTAAGGTGAAATATGCAAAACATTCTGTAGCCTCTGCGGTTTTTGATCGTTTAGCGAGCGAGAATATCCAGTATTTGCATGAGAATGTAATTGATATTGGAGTAAAAATATTTGGTGTTGGCAATCGTAGTAACGAAGAATTTTTAGCTACAAAATTTGAGTCCGCCGATATTTTGCTTGCGCACCAGTTTATTGAAAATTCTGCTGTTCCTGGTGGGCTTGAAGTATCTAAAAAGTTAAAGGATATGTACAAGTTGTTAATCTTTGGTGATGTGCATAAGCCTGAGCTTAGAGGAAATGTTTTGATTCCCGGTGCACCGCTCCAGCATAATTTTAATGATGAAGGGCAGAACCGGGGATTTTGGACCGTAGATGAAGCGTTGTGGAAATGCGAATTTCATGTGTTGCAATCGCCCAAATTTATTTCAGTTCAAGATATTAAAGATGTTCAGGATGATGGTAACTATTATAGGGTGCAAGGGCACGTTAAGAAGGGGGCGGTAGTAGGGGCGAATGTCCTCGTGCAAGAGTGTATGAAACAGGAGTTTAGGGAGTCCGGTCTGGATATCTCAATGTCGGATGAAGCCCTTGTAAGGGGTTATATCGCCTTAAATAAACGGGACGATTTGAAGGAAGAAGTTTTAGTTGCCAAAGGCTTGGAGTTGCTAAAGGGTTGCGAATCTCAAGCTGTAACGCCAAAGGATTGGGAGATTGTTCAAGTTGAAGTAAACAATTTTATTTCCTTTATTGGACGTCATGTACGTAAGTTTGAGAAGGGCATGTATTTGGTAAACGGCGCAAATGGTTGGGGAAAGACTACGATGTTTGAAGCCATTTACTGGTGTCTGTTTGGCGAGACTACTAAGGGGATGGCTGTTGAAGATGTAGTAAATGATACAGAGAATAAAGATTGCTTTGTTAACGTGCTTATGCATAACGCTCGCGGAGAAATTATTAATGTTACTCGTACAAGAAAGCACGAACAGTATGGGAATGATTTTTGGTTTACAATAACACAAGATGTAGCTGACGTAATAGTGAAACGTGAATCTGTAAAAGAAACACAAAAAGAATTGAATCAAGTCTTAGGCACTACAGCGGGATTTTTTAAAAATGTAAATTATTTTGCTCAAGAGAATTTTGAGTTCTTTTCCACAGTAACCGATGCGAATCAAAAAGATATTTGTAAGAATTTGCTCCAGTTGGATAAGTTTGAGCAAGCTGAAAATAAAGCGCGGCTCGTTGTAAAAGAGCTGCTTACAAAATACGAAGAAATGCAGAAGAGCTTGTCGGTGAAAGAGGCCCTGCTGTTGCAGACGAAAAGCACAATAGAGTCGTTAGAATTTCAGAAGGGGGATTGGGAAATAAAACGTAAGGAAAAGTTAGATACGTTGCAAAATTTGGTTGCGGAGTTGACAGCAGAGATAAAAAAATTAACTGCTAACTTGGAGATTGTAAATCTGCAGATAGCCAAAAAGATAAAAAAGCGGCAAATGATTGAAGATGATCGTGCCAATGTTGTTTTAGATACTGCTCCGTTTGATCTGAAAATAAAGTCGCTTGAAGAGGAAGAAGTGAAAGCAAGAGAAGTAAGTGTTTTAGATGACAAAATAAAACATCTGTTGGAAAAAGGAAAGCAACAAGTTCAAGTACACAAAGTGAATACAGAAAAGTATGAGTTACAAACAACAGCTTTGCAAACCGAGATGCAACAGATTGATGAAAAGGTAAGTCATGTTGGGCAGGAAACGTCTATGTGTCCGGAGTGCGGCCAGTTGCTTCCGATAGAGAATAAAGGCGCCCTACTTATCAAATATAAAAATAGCTTGCAGATGGTAACGTCTCGTCTGGATATAGTGAAGGCAGGTGTTGCGGAGTACAATAAAAAAGTAACCGCTGAAAAAGAGGCCATGGAAAGAGAACTAAAGGAAGCGAACGATGCACGTAAGGCTGCTGGAGATACGCGTTCAATACCGGATATACAAGTAGAGAAAATTAACTTGAAAAAGGATAGGGATTATTACATTCAGGAAACGCAAAAAGATTATAAGGAAATGACTGCTACGTTGAATACGCAGATTACCGAGTTGCAAAAGAAAAGTTCTGATATTAATTCTCAGTTAACAGCTAAAAAGCGTGAAGAAGCAATGCGTGGCTTGGATAAGGATGATTTGGAAACGTCTGACAATCCTTATGTGCAGCAGTTGAAAGACCAGGGTATTGTAAAAGAGAATCTTGAAAAAGAGGTAGCGAAAATTAGGGAGGATTACAATAAGCTGGATGAGGAAGATCGCTTGATGAAGTATTGGCAAAAGGGATTTAGTAATCAAGGGTTGGTGTCCTATTTGTTGGATCAGTTTGCCCGCCAGTTTACAGAGATAATAAATACTGTTTTATTAGATATTGGTAACGGAAAATATTCAGCGGTGTTGGTAACGCAAAAAAAGCTTCGCGGTTCTGATGAGTATCGAGAAAAGTTCGATTTCCTTATTACTGTGCACGGAAAGAAGCGTAGTTATAAAGCGTTATCTGGCGGGCAGAAAGCCCGGATAAATTTAGCCACGGTTTTGACGTTGATTAAGTTGATAATGCAGTATTATAAGATAACCTTTTGTCCTTTTAATCTATTAATATTAGACGAAATGTTTAAGGAATTGGATGAAGTTGGAGTAGAGTCCGTATATAATGAATTGGAGAAGCTTTCCCAGCTTTGCAGTATAAATGTTGTAGAGCATAAGTTGGAATTGAAAAGCTTTTTTGAGAATGTTATCGAAGTAAGTTGGTCTGAAGAAACAGGTACAGTGTTGAATTAATTTACATTTAACTAAAATTAACCTATATTGTAAATATGAAAAGACCTGGGGGCGGAAAAGCAAAAGGCAGCTCATTTGAGCGGGAAATATGTAATATGATTTCCTTGTGGTGGAGTAGAGGGACAAGAATAGACTTATGTTGGCGATCAGCCAGCTCAGGTGCGCGTGGTACAATTACAAAAACAAAGACGATAGGATACCATGGGGATTTAGTCGCAGTTGACGATGATATCAAGCCCCTGTTTAAAAAGTTTTGTTTTGAATGCAAAAGCTATAAAGATTTACAGATTCTTAGTCTTTTTAAGGATGTGCATAATCAATTGTTTGCTTGGTGGAAGCAAGCTACAAAGGAAGCAATCCAGTCAAATCGTCAGCCTATTTTGATTTTTAAAATAAACACGTTTCCAATAATGTTGGTTTGTAAAAGTTCTTTATTTTTTAGGGATAGTTTGGATTTTATTGCGGAGAAGAAGTTTGTAAAATTTATTGGTGTAGGAAATAAATTAATGATTTGTAGATTGCAGGATGCTTTTGCCTCTATTGATTTAGAGAAGTTTAAAGAATGGCTACAAAAATAAATACCACCTTTGACGAGCTTGGTAAACCAATTATGTTGGCGCTTGTCAAAACACGGACGTCAGCAGTAATGAAAAAGTTGCTGCAGTTGTTTTTGCCTATTTGGGAGTATTACATCAGTTACCATTTGGGCAGGTATCGGATTTATAGTGAGCATGCGGATTTTCCGGAGTTGCATCAAGAGATTTATCTCTATTGTATAGAGGTTTTAAAACGGGTAGAAGGGGGAAAAGGCAACGAGTTTAATAGGATTAAGCGTTACTTTAATCGTTCTATTCAAGGTTGGTTGATTAATCGTATATATACGAAGCAAAAGCGGGATATAGAATTGACAAAAGATGATGTGAGTTTAATGATGTATCCGGATCAGGATAACCAATATAAAGTTGTTGAGTTGACAACCGACTTGTGTACGTTGGAAAAGCATGTGGATAAGGAGTACGGAACGTACCAAGAGCTTTGTGGAAGTTTGCTTGGTGATGTAATTTATAAAGAGAAGAAAACGTATTTTAATAGGTTCCGAAAACAAGTATATGATCAGTATAGAGAGACGGGTAAATTGTTGACTGCGCAAGAAATATTTAAAACTCGTTTTGGTGTCTTTGCAGAATGAAGAAAGTAAATGAAATTGATTTGATGTTGTACTGTCTCTGTATTGAGATGGGTTATTTTGAATTGTTAGAGTTGTACGGAGTATTATTTTCTTATTCTAAATGCCCAAAATGCGGGCACGCCAGCGGGATGCATTTTAAAGTTATCAAGGATATAATCAGTAGTTTTGGCGGGGTAGTTTCTGGTATAAAGATTCCTACATTGAAAGAATTGAATCAAGTAAGTAGGGATATAACTATTTGGAAGGGTTTGCAGGGTATTCAGGAACGGGATTTTTTAGCTGAACGTGTTAGCGAGTACGCGAAACGGTTTGAATTAACAAATGACGCCATTTACAGAATAAAAAGAAAAATCAATAGTATGATTGAAAAATTTGCGCAAATGAAGAAGGTGTTTAGGCAATATGGAAATCGAACGAATTCCAAGTAACTACCAGACGTTTGAAACGCCTGTAGAGGACGCTTCTGAGGCTGTAATAGCGAACGAAGAGTTCTCCCAGTTTATTCTGGGACAGAAAGAAACTGTTTCTGATGCTACAAAGAAGCAAGTGGCCCGCGCCTTTTCTCGTTCTGGCGATAAGTTGAAGTTGTTTTTTGGTGCCTATCGACAAAAGAATATGGGCCGGCTTGCGAAATTAATGCAGGTGCTTGGTTCAGTGGAAGATAACCTATTCCAGGATTTTCGTATTAACACAATGTCAAATGAAGATTTGATTGATCTGTTTGGAGAGTTGGGTGCGGAAAAGAGTAGGGTGTTAAAGGAAATTGTTGATATGTCGACTACGTTGCAGCTTGATGATCCGCAGCGGGTATTGGAACCGGAGGCGGTTGTTGAAGATGATGGTACTAAAGAGTTGTCTAAGAGTTCAAAAAAGAATATCATTTCGTTTTTCAAACAAAAAGTAGTTGGTGCCGAGTAGAACTTTGTCATATTAATAGTGTATGTTTAATAAGGGAATTGTAGCGATAGTAGTCATTCTTTTATTTACTGTTTGTCTCTATTTTGTATTAAACTATTTGGGGTATTTATGAGCTTTGAAGGCTTTTACCAGCTGCTTTGCCGTAATGGTCATTATCATGAAGAAAATGTACATGTTATCGGTTATATGCCAATAGAGGAATGGCGATGTCCTGTTTGTGATGAACCTGTCAAATGGTGGAACATAGTTGATGAAACAAACGGAATGTATGATACGGATGATGAAGGAAATGAGAATGCTGATATCCGGATAGATGGGTATATTGAATTAGAAATTGATAAGCTTGCTGTTATTTGTGAAAAATGTCCTTGCGGAGTAAAGCATCAAGTTGCCCCGCCGACTTATAAAATACCAGCAATAGACGATGTAGGCCATAGATTATGACAAGTATTAATTCAGTGGATTTTAGAGAAGGATATGGTAGTTTAATATGTTTGTGTAGCAATGTTTTGAATATGACCGGGTTTGCTGGAAGTGAGGTGGATGGAGGGAAGTATTTACGTTGTGGGAAATGTGGGCGGGAATACACGTTGTTTTTAGGGCATGTTAAAAAAGAAGCGTCTCGTAGGTGCGGCCTTTGTGGAGGATCAGGAGGATCGATGTCGGAGCAAGGGGAGCCTTGTTTTGCTTGTCATGGAACAGGGGTAGCTAAATAAAATGATCCGAATGACCGTTAAAGAAGTCGCCTCTTTCTTAGGTAAGCGCCCAAGTTGGGTTTATAACATTTTAAATAAAGCCAAAATTCCCGTAAAAAGTTTCCTTGAGTATCCCCAAATTAAGTTGTTAGTAAAAGCGCGGTTTAACGCATTGGGTTATGAAGATTTAAACTACGATTTTTTGTTGGATGCTCATGTTGTAAATCTTGTGGCAGAAAGTCCGAATATTAGTTCCCTTAAAATGTACGTAAATCTTGTTGATGATTTTGCCTTTTGTAAAATAGCTGTTGCCTATAAGGAACTGCGTCCTCGCAGTTCTATGTTGAATATCGTACATTTGTTATCTAAAAAGTTAGACTATTCTTGCGATTTTCTTTCCATAGTTAAAAAGCAAACAATTCTGTATATATCAGTTTATACGGATTTTTGTGTATTGGGCAGGTATAAACTCATTGCGGAAAAAGGTGTTTATTCTCCTATAGAAATGGAGGTGGGTAAACACCTATTAAAAGATATCCAAAGTTTCGATATTTAATATATTAAACAAGGTATAGTATATTAAACATATACTATACTTATATAAGTATCTTTATTATTCTATTTACTTTTGTCTATTAAATGTATATCTTTATAGTACAATCAAAAACCATTTTTACCACTAACCAAAGGAGTCGCAAATGAAGCTAAGGTTAATACACCAGTCAAAGAAAGTAGGGATAGCAGAACAACTTTATTTTACTGAGGATTTTGATTCTCCTGCCGATGATTTCGTTACTCCTGGATACGAATTAAACAGCGACACCGTAGTAGAATTTCCAGGGAAGTTTTCTCCCAGCGGTTTTCCGATAGAGACTTCATTTTCTTATCAAGGGTAGTTTAATCAATAACCATTTTCACCTAATAACCATATAACCCACAATAACCACTATTAACCCACTAACCAAAGGAGTCGCAGATGAAAAACAATCAACCTAGTTTGAGTTTAGATGCTATCCGTGCTCAAAAGCTTACGGCGGATCAAGCCAAAATTTTCGTT